AGTAGAAGAGCTGTTTACACTTGCATGAGTAACTTTTGAGTCTGCTGTACCTTGAGCATTATTAGCTGCTCCGTGTGCTGTATTACCTTTATCAAATGCTGAGTTGGCTTGTCCAAAAGCTGAGTTGGCTCGTCCAAATGCTGAGTTAGCTTGTCCATGAGCTGTGTTACCTTTATCAAATGCTGAGTTGGCTTGTCCATGAGCTGTATTACCTTTATCAAATGCTGAGTTGGCTTGTCCAAAAGCTGAGTTTGCCTTATCGTCATTTGTAAACCCAGAATCATTATTAAGATCTGATACATCTTTACCTGCAATACTAATTCTATTTGCATTGATAGTACCAGTTGTTATTCTTCCTCCGTCAATTGTTGTTGTTCCGCTAGAACCTAAATCTCCTGATGTTAGTGCAGTAGTCGTATTACTACCGTCTGTTATTTGGTTAGTTCCTGTGAATGTTACAAGTCCTGTAAAGTTTTGTCCCTGATATGCTATAGAGAATGTAATAGTTGGAGTACTATCATTGAATTCATCTTCAACAACACTCCAATAAGCATACCAATACTTATTTGAATTGCTACCTGTGTATGTTGGTTGTATCTGATTCCAATTTGTTCCACCTGTACCAATAACACCACCACTTAATAAGCTAGTGCCAAAGTTATATGATACTCCTGCAGTTGAAGGATTGGTAGGTGCACTACCCGATGCTGATTGATAATAAATATATCCAGTAGCAGTCCTTGGTCCAGTTCCTCCTGGAGAACCGTCGTCACCTGATTTTGATTTTGTAAAAGTCTGTGCTTTTGTTACTGTAAGCTCGTTTTCTATATTAATAGAGTACTCAATCTCTGCGGTATTTGCTGCAGTTGTAAATGAACTGTGATTGCCTACTGTAACGTTTGCACTGTTTGTTGCTGTATTAAGTGTAAAACTACCCACACTAATATTAGTATCGGAGTTAGTTGTTACTGAGTATTGGTCATTAGTAGGCGTGCTTGTATTTGCCACAGGAGTCAGTCTTGTAGCGCCTCTAAATACTTCTATAAATGTTCCTGAATTTGTAAAGTCTGATACTACCCCTAATTTTGTAGCAGGGAAAGTATGAGCTTCATTTGATATTATTGTACTATATCCAGGACTTCCTTGTTGTAAAGAAGTAAGTGTTATTGAGTCAAAAGCTAATTGTGTTTGGTTGCCGTCCGCTACTCCTACTGTAATTGTTTGTGGAGTAGTATTTATACTTGAAGGTACACTAAATGAGAATGTGTCTGCGTCTCCTGCGTTGCCATCCGTATAACTACCTTCATCAGAGATACCATCTCCTGTAAATTTAAAGAAAGGATTATCAAAGTTCTGTGCAGTTGCAGTTAAAGTAATTGTTCCACTTGGTTGGGGTGCTGTTCCTCCAGAGTTATATGCTATAGCATAATCACTTGCAGTTAAGCTTACTGTTCTTGAGTCTGTACCTGCACCTGCTGCTCCAGGTATACTTTTACCTAGTGATATAACTCTTGTTGCTATAGTTTCATTGCTGTATCTATCTGTTACTGTTACTGTAATAGTAGCATTTGTTTGAGTTATAGCACTTACGGTTATTACACCTGTAGAAGCGTTAATTGATGAAGTACAGTTAGAGTCTGATTTTGATAAACCAAAAGTGTTTAGAGCAGTACCACTACTAGCAAAGGAGTAAGCTATAGATCCTTTCTTTACTGTATATAAATTTGAAAAACTTGCAAAGTCACTGACAGCACCTGCAGCATTTGAAGGGAAGTTATGGTTTTCATTTGTGCCATTAACTGTGTACGCGTCTGTTCCTTTATTGCCACTAGCATAATTTATTATTGAGAAAGTTCCACTTGTATTTGCTACTTCTCCTATGATAGTGTCTTTTATTATATTCGGTTGTATTCTTTGTGCAAAGATGTTCTTATTAGATAAATTTGCTGTTGGATTGTATGCAACTTCTAATCTTGTATTATCGTATATGTGGTTGATTGTTGCTATAAAATGAGTAGAGCCAGTATGAAACTTAAATAAGTCTCCTGCTTCGTATTCTGTTGTAAAACTTGTGCCTGTACCTGTTACTAGTGAACTTCCTGCTGTTACTGTGGCTGTACCTGTTTTTTGTACGAAAGCTGTTGCATCTAAATTTTTAGCATATCTAAATGTTTCTGCTCCAGTATTATCTACAAGATACTCGATTGCTTTTAGTGGGTCAGTAGTATCACTGTAATCCCAGAGTAAATATCCTGTGTTTCCACTAGGTAAATTTGCAAAGCTACATGAAGTTTGTGCAGTTGTTCCGCTCGTTACTGTTATTGTTTGTAAATCACTTTCTGCGGGAGTAAAGTTATATGTGCTTTCTGTGAACTGTACTAAAGCATTGGATGAATCTATATTAAAACCTGTTGTTAATATACCACCTTTTCTTGCAATAGGTTCTAGATTTTTTGCAGGTTTTTCAGGATTAATAGTAATTCTTTTCTGTATAAAAGGAGAAGGTTGCCCTGAAGTATTAATAGTTCTTATTCTTACAATATATGTACCTGCTTTTGGTATATCTTTAAAAGTAAAGCTTTGTCTTTCAGGAGATACCTCAACTCTATCAAAAGTAGGTTTACCTTGTGTTGATTGTTGAGTATATAAATTATGTTCTATTTGAAAATTTTGTAGGTGTTCGTAAGGGGACTCAATCTGAGTGTCGTTATCATCAGTTCTTAAACTTAATGGAATACCCCAATATACATCTAATCTTGGAGCTACGAATCTCTCTTCTAAAGAACTAGAAATATCTGCGTTGTCTGCATCATCTACTAGTCCTTTTTGTACTTTTAGAGTTACGTTTCTTGGGGAAGGAACACCATCACTAGATTTTGGAGGTCTCATCACATCAGGTATAGCAGGAATACTCCATCCTCTATCTACTTCATCAAATTTGCCTACAGTATGCTTTGTAGCTGATATAGAGAAACCTTTATCAGTACTTTCATTAATCTGACTTATCATGTAAGTTTGAGGAGAACCTGCTAATTTTTCTCCACTTGCTGTAGTTTGTGAAATAGCAAAGATTACTTCTTCATCAGGCGCGGCACTAAAAGCTGAGCTTACAACTACGTGTGTTGTATTATAAGAACTTATTGCTTTTGTTTCTATTCTGGCATCTTCTGACCAAGCAATATCTAGTACATCTCCATCATCATCTCGTGCATTTACAGAATCTTCTTTAGAGTCTAAGTTATATAAGGAGTCTCCGCTATTTTTTGCTTGAAGTATTAAATCTCCTTGATTGTAGACTACACTATTAATTACAGCGCTTGGCTGAGCTAAATAAGCACCTGATTTAGGAAAAATAAGAGTTAAGTCAGAGTTAGCAGCAGAACTTAAAGCTACCGATCTATCTACAGGAATTACTGTTGTTGTTGCTCCACTAGAAACTCTTCCACTTAGTTGTACATTATCTCTGTCCGCATCTTGAACTTCTATTAAGTCTCCTGGTCTCAAAACTTGAGTACCAATACCACTAACAAAAGATACAACCTCACTATCATTAATTTCAGTTAATAAATGATATTTACCCACTCTATGTGCTTGTGCTTGTGAAGTACACCCAAAAGCTAATGTTGTTTTTTCTACTATTCTTCCTGTTTTTGCTATATTCTCACTATCTTCTACTAATTCTACGGCAGGTTTATAATGATTTTCTGGGTCATTCCAAGTTACTCGTATTTGATTGGCTCTTACTCTTTTAGAAGGATATTGATAAGTAAAACCTCCTTCTACTACATTTCCTTTTGTAAATGTAAATATAGGTGCTTTTTCTTGTTGTACATTTAAAGAAATTTCTCCGTTATGCCATAGTAATATACCTCTAAACACGCTCATAAGTTGTTTAAGTATTTTTATGGCTTCTGATGATTTAGTAATATATACATTGCACTCAAAACGAGGTTCAAGTCCATTATCTCCATTTGATACTAACTCATCGCAATATTTTGCGACTTCAAATAGTTGGTATTTGTCTATTAATTCTTGGCTTCCATCAGGGTCTAAATATTTACCTAGTCCATACCTTTCATTAGTAAGAATATCAAAAAATATCCAAGCTGGATTAGTTGTATAGACAGGGAGATGGTTTATACTATTAGGGTCAGAGAACTCTTTTTTGTCTCCTCTAAATTTACCGTCCCAATCCTGGTAAGTACTTTCAACAACTCCTGAACTTATATTTCTATTATAAGAAGCTACTGTTGTTCTATTTCCATTTGCATCTAAAGTATCTTTGGGTATGTAGTTTGTTGGTACTTTACATTTTATACCTCTTATCTCATAATGTCTTTGAGGTACAGTAGTAGCATCTTTAGAGTCTACCATTATAGCAGCTAAAGCAGTATATGGATAGTTTAATTTATCTTCTATAATTGCTTCTGCAAAACTAACTTGAGTTATATTGTTATAAGATTTATTAGTTATATTGTAAGGATCTGGTGTATATCTTCTAACTTTTATAGTAAAGTCATCAAATGGTTGAAATTGCTCTGTATCAAAGCTAAAAACTGTTGCAAATTGTGTAGCAATTTTTCCTGAAATTATAGCATCATGCGCTGACATATTAACATTTACAGGTCTAGAGCCATCTTTTTCTCTAGGGATAGAAGCCATGTCGTCTAGTCCAAATACTGTTTCTTCAAAAGTTTGTCCATCTCTTGTGTATGAAAACACTATTCTAAGTTCTACCCAGGCATTTCCACTATTGCCGTCTTCAGAGTCACTATTATTTAATCCTGTAGGATGATTAATAGTAACTTTTAATTGATCAATAATAGAAGGGTCTGATACATTAAATAGGCTCGCTGCAATATTAACACCTGCATGTGTTATAGGATCCATTTCTTCGCCCGCATGGTCACGTAATTTATTATTTGCATTTCTAGGTTCGCTTGTCATACCTAAAGCACTTTGACTTGAGGCAGGTAAGTCGGAACCTATTGCTACTCCAACTGCTCCTGAACCGACTCCTTCAGGTGATTTTATAAATTTTTGGTGTCTATGTCCAGTTCTAAAAGCATAAGAAAAGTTATTAAAGTTATATATAGGAGCACTGTCTTCAGTTAAACTAGGAGAGCTTAAAGTAGTAGGAACATTAGTTCTATCCACTCCTTGTCCTACAGGAGCTATAGTAGCATTACTACCACTAAAAGAAGCTGCCTGGTCTACTAAATCTACCGTTGTTACTGCATTAGTAACTGTTGTTTTAGGAGGAGGAGAAATGTTAACTGTGTTGTTTGTGCTATCAAATGATGTGATAGTTGCAATATGAACTCCGCCATCTAGTCCTGCTCCTGCAATTCTTATTTTAGGTTGCATGTCAACTAGAGTTGTTAAGTTTCCTGCTACATGAGTATTTGCAAAAGTTATTCCTCCACTGGAGCTAGGGGTTACTAAATTTGTATTTGCTGATACATTAGCATTACCAACTGCCGCTCCTCCATCTATTCTTACATACCTTGTTCCATCATTAACTGATAAGCCTGAAAACATATTTCCAGATTGATTATCTGTAATTGTACCTGTACTAGCATCATATGAGGTATTAGAACTTTGTTTAGCAGTATAAGTAGTACTTAATGTTTTATCAAGCACAGGAACACCGTCTAAATAAATAGTATACGCTCCATCTACTAAACCTTCAATTTCTCCTTCTGATAGGACATCGTAGACTACTGCAGATTGATCAATTATTTCTGATTTTTTCTTTAGAGGCAAAGATCCCTTTGCGCTACCTGTACCTGCTATTCCTGTTCCAAATCTTTTATTAGTCATATTATTTTATTTTTTGTGCTATACCGCCTGCGCCACGTTTGCCACCACCGACGCTGCTGCCGTAATCTCCTGAACCTTCTTGGTCCGGATCGTTAATATTTACCCATCCTGTGTTTTGTTTAATTCTTTTAGTTGTAAACCCAAAGTTTACTGGAGCTCCTGATACTTCCATTTTTCCATAACATAATGGTATAGGAATACCTTGTTTAGCTACGTTTACTGGTCCTCCAAAAATAGCTGCTTCTACATCTTCAGGTGGAGTATCATCTGCAATTAACCCCATAATACCATCAAACATTAAATATCCACCAACAGCTATTAAAACTGCCCCTAATCCTTGAAACCCTGGAATAAATACTAGAACAGATCCAATAATTGTTAATACAGCACCAAGATCTCTTTTGAAACCATCACTAAATATTTCTGAGCCTTGTGGTACTGGCATTATAAAAATTTCTTCGCTTCCAAAACTTAATCCTTCTTCTCCTTCTCTTAAAAAATCTTCTCCTTTTTTAAAAACATATTCAATACCTTTTTCTTGCTCATCAAAGAAAAAATTTAAAAATCCTTCTCTTTGTACTGCAATAGCTCTTACTAATTGTTTTGCATGTTTTATATCAAGATTAAACTCTTTTCCAAATTTAGTTCCTGCTTTTCCTAATAAATGTACTTTTGTCATTTTGGCTCCACTATACAGTAGTCTTTTTCTGGGTATGATACTATTAAATATGGTATACCTACCGAGTTACAATTGTTTATGTCATCCTCACTTGGATTACATTTTGAGTCATAGTGACTATGGACAACATATTTTATGTTTGATTTGAGTTGATATATACCGAAAGTTATTGCGTCCATTTTAAAGTGTGATTTTTTATTTTCTGCAATATTCTCAAATTCAATAAATTCATCATCATTAGTAATGATTCCACACATTTCTTCGGGTGCTCTTTTCTTAGCTGTCTCGTATAAACTATCCATCATGAGAATGATTTTGACCCTGGAAATCCTCCAAAAGGAATAACTACTGTAGTACTAAAATCAGTTTCTGGTACTGAAGCAGCACTATCTGCATTGTTCGGATTAAATCCAAATCTCATACCACATCCTGTTAAAGACTTACTACATATGTCTCCTCTTTCCCAACTATTTCCATGCGCAGGAGGAGTATTTACATTAGTATTTTTTACTTTCCATAATAAAGTTTTTTGGTAAGTTTCATGTCCTGCAGAGGCAGTATTATCTGTAAAAGTAGTATAATCATTATATCTATCATTTTCGTATTTAAAATAACTTGTACCATGAGAGTAAGCAGAATATATTCTTACTCTTCTCCAATTATTATTAGAGTCGGAAGGAGCGCCAGGGCTACTAACAGTTTTATGTGCTTGCCAGTAATCGTTTATAGTTACGCTTGATACAGTACCGTCTACATTAAATCTTCTTTGTGTTGAAGTAGTTTTATAAAAATTATTTTTTGTTATTCCTCCACTGCTATATGTTGTGAAAGTAGTAGAACTAGGTACTAGGTATTCATCATCTTTGTTTGCATATACTGTGTACTCTAAGTTTTTACTAGCTAAAACACTAGTGTATGCAGGGCTGTACTTACTTTCAATATTCCAGCTACATCCGCTTCTTGCTCTTTTATATTCGGGGTTTTCTGTATGTTCACTTGCTCCTTGATAAATCCAACCACATCTGTTAGGAACTATAGTTCTATTTGGGAGTCTTATTCCTTGTAAATCAAAAGGTGCTTGTAGTTGAAAAGTTAATGCTGTTTTATTTCTTTGTTTTAAGGCATCAATATAATACACGTCTCTTGGGTACTCTACAGGAGGATTATTAGTATCTCCTTCGCTTTTTAAGTATTTTCTTAATGTAGTTCTTCTTATTACTTTATTTCCTGAAAAATCTTCAAAATCTGCGTTACTTACTTGTACGGACAGAGTACTCAATATATTAGCAAAAGTTATTGTAGGCGCAGGAAATTTTGTTGCAGAAGATCTTTCTAGTCCTTCCATTTCTATAGGTAATGCTTTATAAGTATTTGTTTGAGAATTATTACTATAATCTAGCATTGTGACTTCTCCTAAACTTGCGTCTAATCCATCGTGAAAATAGGCAAACTCATTGTCGGCATACTCTAGTTCATATAAATAAACCAGTGCTGAGCCGGGGTCTTGTTTTGCTAAATCTTTTGCTATAATTTTTTCCATTATGCTTCGTAAACTCTCCTAAAAGATGCGTCTAATGTATAGTAGTCATCATACTCCCATTTTTGTGTCCACTGTGAACATACTACTTTTATAGTTTCTGTGCTACTTCCTGCGTTAGTATCAGCAATATCAAATCTAAATTTAGAAGCTCCTGCCAAACTCTCAAAGAAAGATACTAAATCATCTATTTCTGCTTTTGGTCGAGTTTGAAAGCTTACTGATATTTCTTGTTTTAAATTATTTATACCTTGTTGTAATCTTTGTTCATACCCATCTCCAAACTGTACAAAGTGTACTCGTGGTGTATTAGTTCGTGAAAACTGTTTATCGGGTTGTACGGCACTGGAAAATCCAGTAATGTTAGAGCCGTCATTTTGCATTATTCCTAAAGCCATTATATAGTACTTAAAAGTCCTCCTGCTCGTTGTTCTTTAGCGATTGTATCTTGTGCTATCGCTGCTATTGTTTTTCCTAGTTCTCTTGCTCCATCTCCTGACATTAGAGTTTCAGATCCTCCATTTTGATCTACGTTTACAGTAACATTTACATTATTGGTTCCGCCTGAGCCTGACATTTTTACAGGTATACTTCTATCATTTCCTAGTGGTACAACTGCTTCTGTACCGTGTAGGGTTGCGTTATACCCTGCTTCTGGACCTGCTGCTATACCTCCTCCTGAGAAAGATTTTCCTGAAGGACTAATAATTCCACCGTATCGACCCTTTGTTGGTACTCCAAATGCACTAGATAACTGTAATGCCATTTCTGCCATTGCGAGTGCCATTTGAATTTTTGCTACTTCTAACATAATATCTGCGGCTTCTTCTTGTTTTCCTGCGAGTGCAAATCCTTGTGCTGTTAGTGTAGCAAACTGAGTAATTGCTGTACCAAACTGCATTACATTTTGACCAAACTCATTTTTACCAATTGTGTCCATAATATTTGGAAATAGTTCTTCTGCTTTTTTACTAAAATATTCGGGGTCTATACCGCCGCTAGAAGGTTGAGTGCCGGTTTTAGTAGTAGGTGCATTAGGATCGTTTGGATCTCCTACCTCAGTAGGTACAAATCCACCTGGTGTAGGCGCACCCGCTTTTATTTCATCAAGCTCCTCTACCGCGTTTCCTACTGCTTTATCGAGTTCAGTAAAAGTTAGTCTTGCGCCGTCTATCTCTTGATTTGCTATTGAAAGTTTTTGTGCATTATCGGTAACTTCTTCCCCTAGTGATAGAAAGTTTCTTCGTACCTGTTCTAACTCCTCATTTAATTTTGCAATAACAGGGCTTTCTTTAAATAGGGCTTTTGACTGTTTTTGCATTGCTGGAGTTTCTTTTCCTAATTGGGCTGCTATTCCTGATGGTGTTGTAAACTTATTGAAGAATTTTTCTACACCTGATTCTTTTCCGTAAGGATCCCCTGCTGCGTGTCGTGCTATATTAGCTACTCTGATTTTGTTTTCTTCGTCTTTTATTTGTTGAGCAATTTCTCTCATTCGAGCTGTATTTTCGTTTTGAGTTGTTATTACACTGCCGTCTGTACCGAATTTCGCTATTGTTTGTTCATATCCTTTAACTGTTTTACCTTGCTCTGTTCTAGCCGCTTCAGCTGATGCAACTTTGGCTTCTGCAAGTGCTTTTTTTGCATTATACAAACCATTTATATGATGATTTGCTGCTTTATGCATTGCTCCACCAATTAGATTTGCTGCTCCTGTAGCTCCTCTTTGGAAGGGTGAGTTATCATCTGTAAATCCTTCCTTAAATGAATCTTTTAGTTGTTGTTTAAATACTTGTTGTTGAAATCTAGGGTCTAATGGAGTACCTCCATAAGTTATTTTCATAATATTATTTGCAACTTGTTTACCCATTTCATCTGTAAGTTGTTTTGCTATATTTTTACCGAAATCTTTAAATGCGTCTTTTTCTCCTCTTAGTGCTTTACCTAAAGATGTTCCTAATTCTTCTGTAAGACCTTCCATTGCCATTTTATTAATTCTAAATAAAGTTTTTTCCATTAACATAGTAGCTGCTAAAGTATCTAAAGCAGTTTCTTCCATTAATTTTGCATTTTTAAGTTGAGCTTCTCTAATTTTTTTCTCTTCTGCACCTAAGTTATCTGTTATGTTCTGCTCTGCTTGAAATACTGCTGTTTGTGCTTCAAACATTTTCTTCATAGCACCTGCAGTTTTATATGCCGCGTCTGCATCTTTTTTCTCCCCAAATACAGAGTTAGTTGTACTAGCAACTTGTTGTTGTGCTATAGCCATCATTTGCATAATTTCTACATTTGCCATTGCTAAGAATTTATAGGCTTCCATTTTACCTAGTACTATATCTAACTGTTTCTCATATGCTTCTGTTTCTTCTGTAGTGTTACCTTGTGCCTTTATAAGCTGCTGTAATGATAATACCATTTGTTCTTGAGATATTATAACATTCTGATAAGGAACTTTTGGTAAGGCTTGCGCAAACTGATTAATCTGTTTAGACGCGTTTGCAGTTGCTTCTTGTAGGGATTTAACAGCTTGTCCTGATAGTACATTCTCTGCTGAATATTTTCTCATTGCTCCTACAGAACTATTTAATAGTACAGGATTTGTTTCTAGTTGCTTATTAAACTTTGCAAATCTAGGGTCAAACTTAGTTAAAGTGTCAAAAGTTTTTGACAATTCATTTCTAAGGTTTATTACTTCTTCGTTATCTCCTCCAAGAGCTTCAAACATGGCATTATACTCTGTTATTCTGTTTTGTAAATCAGCACTTTGAAAAGCATTACCAATTGATTCTATTTCTTGGCTACGAGTAGCAAACATGTCTTTATCAAAAACTTTAGCTGTTCTTTCTAGTTCGTCGTTTAATCCTTTTTGTGTTTCTGTAAGTTTTTTAGTCTTATTTTCTAGTTCTTCTATTGTTTTATCTACACCTCTAAATCTTTCATATAAACTTTTTCCCATCTGGACAAGCATAACTGCTATTCCAACAAACCCTGCAAATCTCATTATACCATTAGCAACTTTACCTAAAGCTACAAAACCCATTTTTATTGTACCCATAACTTTACCGTGCTCTGCTTGCATAGTGTAAAGTTCCATCACAAATTGGGCTCTCATTCTTGCAAAACCTCTAGTGGATTCTACTACCATCTGTTGTCTTTGTAGTTTAAGAAGATTGAATGTTCTAGTAGCTTCTGCTCTACTAACATTTTCAAAAGTAAGTAAACTAGTTGTTTTTGTTTTTAAAGAATTTTGGTATTGAGCAACATCTTTATCAGTATAATTACCTGCTAACATTCTTTCTTTTCTTGCTTTTGACTCATTAGTATTTCCATCTAAGAGTAAATTACCTAAATTTTGTTGAATCTGATTAGAAGCTCCTCTAGTATCTATTTGAGGGATTGCTTGTCTAATTAGTCCACCAGATATAGTCGCTGCAAATACA